GAGCCACTAAGTTTCGAGACCATTAACTTAACCTCGGAATAATCCCAATCAAATGTAGATTGGAGATCCTCAATAATATAATCCCGCCACCAACGCTGGCAGTCCTCTAATGAGCGACCCTTGGGAGGGAAGCCCATGTTGAGATTAAGCTCAAACTTCGAAAGTATACGCGCAAAGCGCGCTTCCAATCTAGGTAAGAACACCTGCTTCACATATAGCAGAAGTGATTTTTGAACTGAGTCTCTCCCCTTGACAGTGGGGTTCCGAGACTTCACATTCCCATATGAAGCCCCAGTAAGCCACTGGAAAGTAGAGCCTACACTACGTATTGAGTTAGGCCGGCTAATTAAGATTAACACTGAGCGCAATTTACGAGGTAAACGCACATACAGACGGTTTCCCGCTGCAGATGCGCCCCTCATACCCACACCCAGGTAACGTGCAATCCGGTAAACCGATGTCTTACTTCCTGTCAAATTCTCACATGCCCGAATTACTTCAGGCACGAAAGAAACCCCAAGTAAGCCCACCGCCGCTCCAACCAATGGAAAAGGAGTTACCTCCCTTCCACGGAAGAAGAAGCGTTTGGCGAACTCGAGGGACAGGTTGTTTGATATTATGGATTTATGAAATCCTATATCGACACCAATCTCTTTCATGAACGCTACATACTGATGAGCGACCTCGCCATTGGCTATGACGACATCGTCACCAAGTACTGCATAGTCCGGAAACCAGGACCTCCAGCCTGCTCTATGAGCAGCAAATTGCACTATCGCGTGATGTGTCATCGCTAGCATCGCCCAAGAAGATAACGCACCCATCGGCTGACCCACCGCATACTTAACCACTCTAAATGCCTTACCAAAAGTCTTAACAAAGACAGGTGGCAGTACATAAGAACGATCGCATAAAACAGCACGCCAACATTCAGCGTACGCTCTCCCGGTAAATGCCGCCAATAACCATTCTTGCAGAACAACAGGAAGCCTGTCTGTCGCTGCCGAGAGGTCGTAAGACCAAACGTGTCTCACACCTTTAGTTTCACATCGTCCGATTAACTCCTTAACGGGTTTGACTTGGTCAAAAGTACCGTCAGAGGGAATTTTTCTTAATAATGCAAAGAGGGCATGATGCAGAGGAGACAGTACCCATTGGGTAAAAATGTCCACCATCGCGAATAGTCGCAACTTTCCAGGTTCCTCCCGAACTCCTAGTTTACCAAGATCCCCTGATGGATTGTCAGGGACTGGTGCTCCTTTACCAAAAGGATTCTCCTTCGTACCGTTTCGGATCTCGTTCCGCAACTTTTCAGTCTCGGCCCAAGATTCCTCTGCGGCCTTCCAGATAGGCCCACTTAGCAAATGGCTACACCCAGTGATATAACCTAAACCTCGCAACATCATCAAGCTCTCTGGACGTGTTAACCACGCCTGAGCATCTAAAATGACATTACTAATTGAAGTACTACCACCGTAGCTATTAGGACCGGATTTTGTTATTACTAACCGCCGAATATGCGGGATAAAATCAGTTATAACCCACCACGTTCTGTAGTAGTCTTTCGTAGACCCATATTCCTCACGAAAGTCAGGATATGGTTTCTCCGTGATCTCTCCAGTCGTGTCAGATATATAAACTAACTTAGTCGCAAATCTATTGATCCCAAAAGGCTTTAACAAAGAAATGAAAGTGTAATTTACAAAACGCTTCCACTCCTCCATTAACTCCCATGGAATCTCCACACCCGGCTTAATAATTGAAGTCACTGATAGCCTACCGCGGAAGACTAAAACCCGGTAAAGGGTAAATAAGCCTAACCACAGCCGGATCACAGGTAACTCCCCTTGCTTAATACGGGCACGGTGATTAGCAGGTATAATCCGAGGAAGTCCTCCAGAAGATACGGATACAGCGGTCCCTCCCTCTCGGGAGTTCAACAACCTTTTCCCTGACACCGATCTCATTAGAATGAGATTCGATGCTTTAAGATAAATTGCTAAACCCCTTTGACCTTGAGACCGTTGCATAGCAACAGCAAATCTCACAAAACAAACGGAGGCTTTAACCCAACTCTTAGAAGAAGACCCTACGATCAATGGAACTACTCTTGCGAGCAATCCCACCAATCGCGAAACGCTTTTTACAGCATTTTGCCAAATAGACGAAGCAGTTTTAACTTGTAAAAGTTTAGCTGTATTCATAGTTGTTATATATGTTTTACCACAGTGATCAACCTATCCCGCCCTTGACCTGCGAGTGATAGAGTTGTAATCTACCTTCTGGGATTACTCCCTTCTACCCTTGATACTATCTCAGGCACCCTTGGGACACGAGCTAAGGATCCATCCTTCAGTTTCGTACCACCCGCGAAAGGGCAGCACGGCTGCAGGCAGCCGATCAAGGCCGAAGGGTTAGTTCTATAGGTTGCCGTAAGCGACTAAGGTTTCTTAGAGACCCGTCCTTACTGTGCATCTATTATTCTCAGTATGCCTATGGATATGATATCAAATACCATTAATCCAAGACTATCCTTTGGTTACCGACCTGGGACACTGGTTATCAACCAGTCTATCCGGTGCCGGGCCAAAGTGTCATCTTTTCTTCCATAAACACTGCTAATAAAGGAAGCTTACACAGCAGGGAACTTTCTAGACAAAAAGAATTACAATCTGTCTAGTGCACGAATGCACTCCTCGATTAGTTTAGCCCTACACGGTGCCTACGAATGTTATGTAATCTTGCGATTACTCCATTTCGAACATATTAGATATACAAAAGGGTCGGGGACTTTCCCTCATCTGGCGCTCTTAACGCGTTAGAGGTCCAGATCCATCGGATCCATGATAAATTAATTAGATAAATCACTTCACCTTCATCGTTGCTCAAAATTAGATCCCTATGCTAAGTATATATCTAACCACCAGCAAGAGGAGATTAGATGTTCCTACAATACTAGTGTTATGTCCAATCCGGTATAACATTTGATCACGCTTTGGAAGGAGAGCAAACTGCTCCCTAAGCCACGGATTAAGTAGCTTCGGAATGCTTCGACAATTAAGTCAAATACAGTGAGCTGACTCGGCAACGAGACTTCGTCACCAGAGGGCTTCCGCCC